AAGTGTAATAAGGTTTTCAAGGCAAGAAGTGGATTATGGAAACACAAGAAAAATTGCTGGGTAGAGACAGAGTTGACAGATACTGATTTTAAAATAACGCCACAAATGTTTTACGATTTATTAAAACAAAACAATGAACTACAAAAAAGTTTGGTTGAGTTATCAACAAAAAGTAATATTGGGAATAACAATATTGTTAATTCACAAAACAAAACATTTAATTTGCAGGTTTTTTTGAATGAAACATGCAAAGATGCATTAAATATAAGTGAATTTGTAGATCAAATAAAATTAACAATTAGTGATTTAGAAGAAACTGGAAAAATAGGATATGTAGATGGGATTAGTAAGGTATTTATAAAAAACTTAAACGGTATTGATTTTACAAAGCGACCAATTCATTGCAGTGATTTCAAAAGAGAGATAATATATATTAAAGAGGATGATCAATGGCAAAAAGATGAACAGAAAAATTCTTTAACTAAGGCAATTAAACAAGTAGCTAATAAAAATATAAAGAATATATGTGAGTGGCAAAATTTAAACCCTGATTATATAGATCCAGACTCTAAGAAAAATGATAAATATATGAAAATTGTTTTGAATTCCATGTCAGGATCAACAAAGGAAGAATCAGAGAAAAACTATGAGAAAATTGCCAAAAATATTGCAAAAGAAACAATTATCGATAAATAATGTGCGGTAAATTATCGAGTTAAAGAATGGGTCAAAAGAATGGGTCAAAAACGTGACTGAAAACACGATATTTAAGCAAAATAAATTTTGTAGACGATAAATGCTTTCATTATGATAATTATTTTTTCTGTATTTTTTTTAAGGGATCATGAGTTTTTTGTATAAAAGTCGAGGGGGTTTTGGAAAATGGACATTTTTAAAAATGTCCAAAAATGAAAACCCCAAAAAAGTTTTGAAAAATGCATGAAAAAAATGATTTGTGACGATAATGGTCTGAATGACAGAAAAAATAATTGCAAATTTGTTATGATAACTTTTTTCGAATTTTTGTCGGCGTTTTTTCGATATCCTCAAAACGGATATAAAATGATATAAAAAAACGCAAAAAAACGCCGAAAAAAAGAAAATCTGAAAAATATAGACGATATATGCATTCAAATTATATAATAACCTGTATAAAAATGTCAAATCAAAAACCCAAAAAGATAAAAAATGATACAAAAAAGCGCAAAAAAACGCCGAAACTAATTTTTTGCAAAAAAAACAATTTAGGCGTTTTTATATATCCTAATAAAGATATGGATGATATAGAAAAAACGCCAAAAAACGCACATAAATTCTCATGCAACTATTGTACATTTATATGCAGCAAAAAAAGCGACTGGTCTAGACATATATTAAGACCAAAACATATTTTAAATGAAAAAAGATATAATTTGGGTATTCAAAGTATAGAAAAAACGCCAAACGATATGTTTGTATGTGAATGTGGTAAATCATATCAATATAGTTCTGGATTGTGGAGACACAGCAAAAAATGTAATAAGCCAATTAAAGTGCCAGAAGTTGAATTACTAACAAGTACAAATATACAAGAGATTACACCAGAGCTGATTATTGAATTAATTAAACAAAACAAGGAATTGCAACAAACGTTAATTGATCAAAATAAGACAATCATAAATTTAGCGGAGAAAACAGGGAATACTTATTATAATAACAATAATAATAAAACATTTAATTTACAAATATTTTTGAATGAAACATGCAAAGATGCAATTAATTTAACTGATTTTGTGGATCAAATAAAATTGTCCATCAATGATTTGGAAGAAACAGGAAAAATTGGATATGTAGATGGAATTAGTAGGGTATTTATAAAAAACTTGAATGGTATAGATTTTACGAAGCGGCCCATTCACTGTAGCGATTCAAAGAGAGAAACAATATATATTAAAGATGATGATCAATGGCAAAAAGATGATGATACCAAAACATATTTAACAAAGGCTATCAAACAAGTAGCTAATAAGAATATAAAGCAAATTAGTGAGTGGCAAAAATTAAATCCAAATTATATAGATCCGGAGTCTAAGCAAAATGATAAATATATGAAAATTGTCTTGAACTCCATGTCAGGATCAACAAAAGAAGAAGCTGAGAAGAATTATGAGAAAATTGCCAAAAATATTGCAAAAGAAACTATTATCGATAAATAGAAATAGAAATAGAAATATTATATTTAAATTAGTTTGATTTAAATATTATTTTTTTAGTAAGTTTATAATGACAGAAACCAAAAGATCTTTTGAAGATTTAAATCCGCCAAACGAGTTTTATAAAATTATTAATGATTTTACTGCAGATATACTAACAACATTTCCAGAATACACCGGTATAATTTCGAAATGGTGGAATAGACCATCCGAAAATGTAGAAGAAACAAGAAAAAAGGAAACATTATTTGTATTTCGTCATTGTGTAAAGGTTTTTCCCGAAAGGTTTTTTGATATCTTGTATAAGAATGCCGAGCTATTTGTCCAGGAAGCTGAATTCAGTACAGAATTTTTACCAGGAATTGTATTTAATCAATTATGGTCATGTGATATTAGTGATAATACTCGAGAAACTATTTGGAAGTATTTGCAACTCATCTTGTTTTCTGTGATTGGAACGGTACATAACAGTTCCGAATTAGGCGAAACGGCAAAGTTATTTGAAGCCATTGATGAAGATGAATTAAAGAAAAAGCTTCAAGAAACGTTGGAAGGAATGCAGAATTTATTTGATTCGAGTTTTTCATCTTTTTCACAGGATGGGAATGGAGATGCGGATCAATCATCGAAAATAAATATGGAAAATATGCCAAACGCAGAACAACTACACGAACATATTAATTCTATGATGGGTGGTAAACTAGGTAAATTAGCAATGGAGTTGGCAGAAGAAACAGCAAATGATTTGAATTTGGATATGGAAAATACGGGAGATGTAAAGGATGTATTTCAAACATTGTTTAAAAATCCTGGAAAAATGATGAATATGGTAAAAAATATTGGAAACAAGATAGATGCAAAAATTAAGTCGGGTGAAATAAAGGAAACAGAGCTCATGGAAGAGGGTATGGAATTATTGAATAAGATGAAGAATATGCCAGGAATGGGCGATATGCAAAAAATGTTTGAAAAAATGGGTATTCCTGGTTTAGGAAAGGGTGCAAAATTAAATATGGGTGCCATGGAAGCGCAGTTAAATAAAAACATGAAAAATGCAAAAATGAAGGAAAGAATTAGAGCCAAAGCTCAAGCACAAGCAGCTGCAAAAGCACAAGCTCAACAAGCACAAACTCAACAAGCACCTGTAGAACCAGCTGTTTCAGAAGAGGAATTATTAAAGATCTTCAGTACAGGAGAAAAGGTAGAGAAAACTCCAAGAGGTGCAAAGCCCCCGGTTCAAAGTCAAGGTCAAAATCAAGGTAAAACTTCTGGAAAGAAGAAGGGAAAGAAATAATTTACTCGATTATCATTGGTACGATAATATATGGTGAAATATGTTCTTTTCCTTCAATGTTTAAATTCTCATATTTACCGTTAGATAGATAACATATATTGACATAATCCGTGCACAATTTGTTAGTATCTTTTGGTTGAACAATATCAACCATTTTGAATTTTTTGTTTTCATCTTCATAAAACAAGTGATCTTGATTACAAATATATTGCATAGCTGCTTCAATACTATGTGCAATTTTAATAATCGAAAAATCAAACTCGGAATAATTATATAAAATCGTATAAACACTTTTTCCTTTTAAATCAGCCATTTTTAATTCTTGTTTTCAAATTATATTATATTTAAGCAAGTATAATATAAGTAAATCAATTTTTTTAAAGTCTATATTATATATAATGACAACTCCATTTTGGTCCAATGATCCAAGTATATTATTTAATAAAGAATATGTTTTTCAATTATGGCCCACGCAACAAATGACATTTGAAGCAAAATTAAATGCAATTAGTCGAATTGTAATTTTGTTATCCATTTTAGGATTTCTTTTGACAAGACATTGGAATATGCTCGTAATTGGTGTAATTACATTAGCGATTATTTATTCTATTTACAAATTTAGAAAACAAAAGATTGTTAGTTCGTTGATTAAGGGTCAAGAAGGTTTCGCTGTTGGTCCAAAAACGCAACCGAGTGCGCTTTCACCTGCACCGATGACCTCTAATCCAGTAACATTAGACAGTATTTTACATAACGAGTTTTATCCCACTACAAAGCGAAATCCATTAGGAAATGTATTGTTAACGGATATTATGGATGATCCTAATCGTCTTGCTGCTGCTCCAAGTTTTAATCCCGATGTATTCGATGATGTTATGAGTATGACGAAAAAACAGACGCAAATGCTGAACCCTGGTATAAAAAATACAACCAAACAGTTGTACGGTGATCTAAAAGACAATTACGATTTGTATAATGCCATGGGGCGATTTTACAGCACAGCGAATACACGTGTGACGAATGATCAAGGCGCGTATAGTATGTGGTTATATGGAAATATGCCATCAAGTAAGAGCTCTGGACCAGATGGAGCATTCCAGAGAGTTGCCGATTCGTATCGATATATTCTTATTTAACGATATTAATGGCGACAATCAATCTTCTGTTTTTTTGCATTATATATCCAAAGTTCATAATTATATCCGAGGTCTTTGGCTGCATTTTGTTTTAAATAAATATTATTTTCATTTTTTGTAGCAGTCCAAACAGACTTGACTTCAATACACCGATTTTGTGTTGGTATAAATATATCAACATAATGTCTATGTTTTTTACCATCAATTCCTATATACCAAATAGTAGGTACATTTCCAGTACCTGTAATTATATTATTCTCATCAATTTGTTCTACATAAATAAGTTCATCTAATGCATAAGTTTCATCTCCTTGTATTTGTATAACTTTTCCAGATGGAAATATATATGGTTTTGTTTTATAATTATTTTTAATATTTTTTTCCAAAACTGCAGGACTTTGCATGGGATGTTCTACACCATAATTTTTAAAAGATGTTTCTTTTTTTCTATTATTCACTTCTATATTTTGGGAAGGATATTCTACGCCATAATTTTGTAAACATGTAGTAATTTTCTTTTGTTTTATGGTTTCATTTTGGGATGGGTTTTCTACGCCAAATCTGTCTAAGATAATACTTTTATATTTTTCCTTGAATACATCACTTTGTAAAATATGTTCAACACCATATTTCTCTAAGCAAGTTTTATTATATTTCTCTTTAACTGCTTTATTTTGCATAGGATTTTTGTAACCATAACGTTCTATATTTGTTGTCTTAATTTTATTCTTGACAGTTTCACTTTGAAATGGAAATTCTAGACCATATTTTTCTAGACTAGTATCTTTTATTTTATCTTTTGTTTCATCAAGGTTCATAATATTTTGAACACCATATTTTTTCAGACATGTCTGTTTTCTTTTTATATCTGCAACCTTCTTTAGACATGATCTGCAATAATAAGTACCATTTTCAAAAAACTCTCTAAAAGATTTACAAAAAACACCTTCACAACCACTCGTCACACACTTGCCTTCAATTCTGGTTGCTCTATTGACGATCTGATCATTATAATCTTTGCATAATTCAACGCCATTTTCTAAGCAAAATTGCTGTAGACTATCGTAGGAATATTTCTGGTTTGGCATTAACTGCTATATATAGCAGCTTGTCTTTAAGTCCTTTCTAGGGGGGCTTCTTGAATATCGGCTATATATAGCATCTATTTCCAAACGACTTAAAGACAAGCCGACATTCTACTTATAAACCTTGATAACAAGACCAAATCCAAATGTCTGCCGCCAAATTCGATTGCAATAAATGCGACTTTAGATGTAAATATGTTTCACAATGGAACGAGCATATTGCATCAAAAAAACATACTGGAGAGAAACGTAAATTAAGATGTGACAAAAATCTACAGGAAATATGCGACCTATGTGATTATAAACCCAGCAAAATAATTAATATGAAGTTGCACTATTTGAATAATCATGCAACTTTAGATGAGAGAAAAAGTGGTTTCTCATTTTATTGTGAAAAATGTAATTTTGGTTGTTTTGTAGAGGTATTATTTAATCGTCATTTAGAAACAAAAAAACATATTACGAATAATTCATTGTAAAAATATTATTACAAAAAAATATTATTGTAGTATAATATATATAAATGGCTTACGTCTCTGATTATACATTTAATAATATGTCCAGAATGGGTAATGATGGGTGCTGCATAGATCAAATGTCTATTCAAAATTCGGCTGCTTGCAGTTATTTGCTCCAAAATTATTTTACCCAGGATTGTTCCATGAAGAATGCAAAAGCTTTAGCTACTTCTCAACCATGCATCAATTATTCCGGATCAGATATGTGTGGACTAAATATTGATGAGAGCTCTCAACTCTTAATTGGCGGAATTCAAACACATCCCAAGACAAAGATCGATTTATTCGGACGCCCTTTTGCGACCGTACCCTTTTTAGGACGCGGATCTGTAGATCCAGTTTTAGAAGCACAAATTCAACAAGGTGAAGGCGTCACGAACAAACGCAGTGTTACACGTTTAATGGAAAAGAGCCACTTGAAATACCATACGACACCCTTGATCCCTCAAGTGAAGCAAAATATCCAGAACCCTAGTTTGATGATTGAGTCAATGGCTTCTGAAGGCTGGATCCGCGGAGGTGTACCATCTCGCGAACTAACAAGGGATCGCGAATTTTACACCAATAATAAAGGCTATTAAGCGGTAGTCATTCCTGTTCAAATAATATATTTGTAAATCAACTTAAAGAACATTATAAATATATTATTCAACATACTATTTTAATTTTACGATAACTATTTAAATATATCATAGCTCCTAATTTATCATGTACAATACAAATTTTAAAGTCAAATACAATGATATTAAAGCAGAATTATTACTTAATGTTAACGATGGTACCGAAAGTGGTTATACACAGGAAGACGTATTTGATGTTTGCAGCAAATTATATAGAGATGAAATCACATCCGTATTTTATGCAGAAAATATCATTGATGACAAAATTGATGAAGGCATTAAAACTATTTTAGATAAAATGATATTAAACGACGATTTCAATCAAATCATCGAAACTATGCGAACACGTTTTAAGGATTATATGTTGTTACCTGGTGTAGAAACCAATTCAGAAACAAATGATACAAATTCTATTACTTTTATTTTATTTATGACACTCTTTAGTGAAAATATATTTTGGCTCACTCATCAATGCATCTGTCAACAATTATTACATGGATTTATTGAAAAGGATTTATTAGAGAAACTATCCATTTTGGGATTAAACGAATTTAAAAGTTAATATATACTTTTTTAAAAGTATAAATATATATATAAATGGCGTCTACACGAAATAAGAATACACCAGGTAACTTTTGCCTGTTTCTAAGACAAAACTATGATATTGCAAATTGGGAACTCTATAAACACGGCGCCGCTGGAGAAGCATATGATACAAAGCTACCTGGCAATGGTCTAAACCCAGCGCAAATTCCATGGAACAAATTATCTCATAATGCTGTTGACATCGAGACCTTCTTATTTGGTATTAATTCTACTAATTTAGTCAATCCTGCACCACCTTTAACACCACAATTAAAATGCTTAGGTACAGCCAATGTATTTAAGTCAGCTCCAGTTATTATGCCTGTACCTCAGGCCATTCCAAAGCATCAACGACCACTTTACCTACAATAAATAAAATTATTATTTAGCAAATTTTAATTTCTTTCTAATTGTTACTAATTAAAATTATATATATTTATAGTAATTATAGTAATTATGAGTAATATTAATGCAGAAAATATAACTGTTACGAATTTAACAGTAACAAATATCAATGGGCTACCCGCTTCTATTTTTGGTTCCGGTTTCAGTTCTGATCCCTGTTCTTCAGGAATACAAGATTGTTACGATTGCTGTCAAGAAAACACATCGGGCTGCCCACAATGTTATAATTTACCATTACCACCACCGGCTGGACCACAAGGAGCAACCGGATCTACTGGCTCTACCGGATCTACTGGATCTACTGGAGCCACTGGATCTACGGGAGCTACTGGATCAACTGGTTCTACTGGATCGACTGGAGCAACTGGAGCAACTGGAGCAACTGGCTCTACTGGTGCAACTGGATCTACTGGAGCCACTGGATCTACGGGTGCAACTGGATCTACTGGAGCCACTGGATCTACGGGTGCAACTGGAAAAACTGGTGCAACCGGATCTACTGGTGCAACCGGATCTACTGGTTCTACTGGAGCAACTGGTTCTACTGGAGCAACTGGATCTACTGGCGCTACTGGTGCAACTGGTGCAACTGGTGCAACTGGTGCAACTGGTGCAACTGGTGCAACTGGTGCAACTGGAAAAACTGGTGCAACCGGATCTACTGGTGCAACTGGTGCACAAGGAGTGACCGGTCCGTCAAATGCTCTCAGTATTACTATTCAAGCTCCTACTGGACCATCTGGAGGAATAACAGGTACATATTATCCAGTTATTGTTGGCTCAACTGCAACTACAAATCAAACACCATATATTATTAGCTATCCAGGATGGCTAAGTGTTATTCCTTATACAGGAACATTAAATTGTGGCATTTTAAATGCCGCATCTGATATAAGAATAAAGCAAGATATTCATCCATTAACTTTAGAATATTCTGCAAATATTTTAAAAAATTTAAATCCAGTAGAATATAAATTTATTAATAATCCTATCAAAAAAAGATTTGGTTTTATTGCACAGGAAGTCGAAGAAAAGTTTAAAAATGAAAATTTAGGCTTTCATTATATTTTAGAAGATAATGATGAAAAAAAACAGTACCTATCATACTTAGAATTAATTAGTCCTCTCACAAAAATAGTTGTTAGTTTGTTGGATAAAATAGATGTATTAGAAAAGCGTGTATCTGAATTGGAAAATAAATAAATTATTAAATAATTTATAATAATATGGGAAATATTCCTATATTTTATTCTGGTAGTTACTTAAATAATTATTTTCAAATATGGACTACAGGCAATACTGGAGGTGTAAAAGCAAATCCCACATCAATTGTATATGGAAGTCCAACATCCGACATAAATAGTGTTTTATCACCTAGAGATAATAATCCATCTAATGCCGCAATATCAACAGGTGCAATAATAAGCAAAGGCACTGATATAGCATTATTATTTAATAAAGCTAATGCAACTATTAATTTTGTAGTTGGAGGCACAGCTGTCTATACTGGTAGTGTAATATCAACCGGTATTACATTTTCTAATCAATCTCCGACAGGTAATGATCCTATATATTCCCCAACATTTACAGTTTCTAATCCTACAGTCGATACTACTAGCACAATAACAACCACTTGTAGTGGTATTGGTGCATATGGAGGTCCTTTTACTATTGTTACATCGCAATCTCCGCCAACTACGACGTACTATACAATTCAGTCCGCACTTGTAGGAGGACAAAGTTTGGTCTTAAAATTACCAGGAAATTATGGAATGGGTATAATAGGTGGTGCTTTTTCTATTGTTCCATCTGGAACACTTGTTAGACCATCCACTTTTACGACTGCTTTAGTTAGTGGAACAGGGCCTTCTGAATGGGTATCAAGTACTCTTAGTGTAATACCATATAGTAATATAACAGATGTAAATTATGGTGACACTACAACATATAGCTATGTTGATTCAGCAGGACCTGATTTTTCAAATTATGTTGTTACGGGAACTGTGTCATTTAGTAGTCAAACGTATACAAATGCTACATTATATATACAATATGGTGTGCAGGTATTTCCATGGACTGGAATAGCTCCCGTTTCTGTTTCTTCTGGAAGTTTAGCATATAGCACAGATGGTGGTTCAACTTATACTACATCATTTACCTGGAGTAGTAGTTCACAAACAACTCTAAATGCTACAAGTTATACTATTGTATTACCAATCAACTCAAATCTAAATCAAATATTTATACAGATTAAATCACAGCAGAAAGTAACAGGATCAACCCATGATTCAAGTGTCTATCCTACATTATATGATATGTATGTTGCATACACGTAATAAATATTCCGAACTAATTAGAAGCTTTTTCTAAAAGTATATATTATATATTATGTCATATAATACATATTCAAATTATTTAGGTGCTCAAAGATGCTGTAATACTCCTGCCAAAGGTTTGCCTGGTCCCCAGGGTATTCCTGGCCTACAAGGCAGTCAAGGTCCTACAGGAGCACAGGGGTTGAAAGGAATAACTGGTTCAACTGGTGCTACAGGAGCTCAAGGAGCTATGGGCAATCCAGGATTTATTGGACCAAAAGGTGCTACAGGATCTACTGGTGCTACTGGAAGCACAGGTGCTACTGGTGCAACTGGTTCAACTGGATCTACTGGTTCTACTGGTGCTACTGGTGCTACTGGTGCCACTGGTGCCACTGGTTCTACTGGTTCCACTGGTTCCACAGGCGCTACTGGAAGCACAGGTGCTACTGGTGCTACTGGTGCTACTGGTGCAACCGGTGCTCAAGGCCCGATTGGTATCACAACCGGACTAATTTTATATTTAAATTTGAGCCAGGATTCCACTAATTCGGTTCCATGGTTTACCAGTAGTAATGGGTTAACACCACCTCCATATGACGCTATTAATCAAATTTATACTGGTTATACCCCTTTTACAAACCCACCATTTTTTTGTAGAAAACTTTCCTCTATTCCATCGATTGCAGGGCAAAGTACCGTGTCACAGGACTATACTCTTGATCAAGTATATTGGAGTACAGAGTTTGCCATTCCATTGTCGGAATTAAATAATCCATTAAATATTCAGGAAGGTGTTTGGGAATTAACCCTTTATTGTAATAATACATCAATTGTACAAACTAATCGAATTCTATTTAGTTTTAGCTTATATGGCTACAATTCAAATACAGCTACGTTAAATACTACGCCACTCATTCAGTCTGGCCAAGTATTCGCTAATTCATCAATTACTCCCATTTCTATTCCAGTTGTCGTTACAGCTATACCTTTAATAAATTATACGGATTTAATTTTAATAATTACTGGTCAAGGACCTGACGGTGTAAGCAATGGTACAACTTATTATGAGGATACTATAACTTATTCACATTTACATACTACATTTAGTGCTATTCAAGGCGTAACTGGACCTCAAGGAAGCACAGGTGCAACTGGATCTACTGGATCTACTGGTGCAACCGGATCAACTGGCGCAACTGGATCTACAGGTTCCACTGGATCTACTGGATCTACTGGATCTACTGGATCTACTGGATCTACTGGAGCACAAGGGTCAACTGGATCAATTCCTATTATAGGAGATTTTGATACTATAGAAGGAGCTACTGGAGCAATTTTGATATCTTATCCTGTTGGATTAACTAGCGTATATTACTCAAATACACTTACACAATATAATCAAGGCGGAGGAAATAATAATATTTTATATATTAATTCAGATTTAGTTCCTGGCCAAAACAATAAATATACTTTGGGTTTAAGTGGAGCAGCATGGAAAGATATATTTATGGGACCAGGTACACTAACAATTCAATCTGAAACAGGATTAACAGCAGCAACTCTAGGATCGAATGTTTCCGGTTTAGCTTATACACAATTCGGTTTTGCAACTCCATTTATAAATGTAGGACCAGCAATTAACCCTTCAGCTCCATTAGGTACAGTTGGTGGTTGGTCAATCGGATCCACTGGGATAGCAGGAACATCCAATTTTGATCTTGTTGCACAGCAAATAGTTTTAGGTGGTTCGGGTACAACAGGACCAATTTATTCTTTAATTAACCATCCTGGTCCTACTGGATCTACTGGCGCAACGGGTTCAACTGGAGCGACAGGTTCAACTGGATCTACTGGTTCTACTGGTTCTACTGGTGCTACAGGTGCAACTGGCTCAACAGGATCTACAGGTGCAACTGGATCTACTGGAAGTACGGGAGCGAGAGGATCTACAGGTTCAACTGGATCTACTGGTTCTACTGGTGCTACAGGTGCAACTGGTTCCACTGGATCTACTGGTTCTACAGGTGCTACAGGTGCAACTGGCTCAACAGGTTCTACTGGCTCAACAGGTTCTACTGGCTCAACAGGTTCTACTGGTACTACAGGTGCAACTGGTTCCACTGGATCTACTGGGTCAACAGGATCTACTGGATCAACGGGTGCAACGGGTGCAACGGGTTCAACTGGTTCAACTGGTTCAACGGG